TTGGCACGCCCGCCCGCCTTGCGGACGCCTGCGCCCTCTTCGCGAGCCTGCTGGCGCTGACGCTCCATCTCGCGGCGCATGCGCTCCTGATCCGCAGCAGAAGGCGTTTCGTTGGCGTCCTTCTGGGTCGAGTAGCCGCCGTTGTTGCGACCCGCGCGACCTTTCAGAAGCGCGTGGATCATCTTTCCTTCGCGACCACCAATCTTCTGGCGCGAACTGGCAATCGCTTTGTCAACAGATTCCTTGCTGTAGGTCGGGCGAGAGACGTTTTCAGGCTTGTCGGTACGCATGCCTGCGGGCGGCGGGGTCATCGGCATGTCGTCAGCCTTGCCGCCATCGGCCTTCTTCGCAACGCCGCCCTTTTTCATTCCACCAACATGCTTGATGCCCTCGCGCTCTTCGTTGGCGTCCTTCACATTGCGATTGATCTTGGCGTTCATCCATTCCTTCGCTTCGGCCTTCTCGCTCTCGACCTTGCCGCCCTTCTTGCGCGGCTTGCGATCGGCGCGCGGCGCGCAGGCCTCGCCTTCGACCTTGCCGCCCGTCTTGTACGTGCGGCGCGAGACCGGGCGCATGCCCGTCTGGACGTCGGCGTTAAGCGGCTCGGCGGGCGACCAGTCGCTGCTGTCCGTCTTGCTGTCCTTCTGCGAGGACATGGCCTTTGCCTTCGCCCTCATTTTGGCCCTGAGGCCCTTTGCCATCTCACTCATTGCGCGCTCCTTGTAACGGGCGTCCCCGCTGCCACTTATGAAGGGGGTGATTACATCCCGTGGCCCGGATGCATGTCCATATTACCATAAACCGCGCCGCCTCGCTCGTACCGGCGTTTGGTCGTCACAAGCTTATCATCGAAGACGACGTAGTTGCGGGAACCTTCGCCAGCAGAGCGAGAGGCTTGGTCGAGGTATTTGATACCGGGGATGCCCAACTCTCTGAATAAATCAGTGGCTTTGGCATTTTGTTTGTCGATTTGAGAAACCGCGCGCCATAAGTCCTCCCCCTTTTGCGTCAATTGACGGTGGGGTGGATATTTTTCTGGATTACGCTCTTCGTCATCTAGTTTCTCTAAAAGATAACCAAGTTTTATTTTAGCTCGTTCTTCGCTCGGCTTAGAAAGTCTGTCGTATTCCTGCCAAAGCGGATGAGACGGTTCGTAATCAATAACTCTTCCGTTCTCAACCATGTCAGAATTTAATTTGTCCCAATTTGAATATGCATCTCTTACTTCTCTTTCACCGCCAAACTTGTTTAGAACATTTGACAATATATTTTTTTGATCTCTTAAAGGCTTGTCCCAATCAATAAAATGATCTGGATGAGCATTTATTTTGACTTCATACATATGGCCTTTATGAGGAACGGCTTGTGCAGATTTTGCAGCATACAGCTTTTCTAAATCACGATTGATCTTGTCAGCATTTTCAGGCTGGGACTCCAGAAGGCCGGACGCCCTCTCTATTGCATTATCAATGTTTTTATACGCGGCGTTTCTAAGATTCATATGTTCAAGATTGTAGGGATCAAATATTTCTCCAGCTGATGTCTTATATGTACCAGACGACAATTTGTCTCGATAGCCTAACGCGACAGGCTCTGCCTCTGCGAAATACAACCCATGACCATAAGATTGCGCACCTTCGCCAGTGCCGATCTTAGAAATGTCGAACTGATCAAACTCATGAGGCGACCCATGATAGGCCGTAATGCCTTGATCTTCGTCGTCCACCGTGCCGCCTTCGGCTTTGGTTATCTCAGGATTGTTGGGATCAAACGTGCCTTGATTGCCGGTGGCGGATTTGATTTGCTCAGGATGAAATGCAACATACTCTTTTACTTTATCTTTTGTTCCATAATCGAGAACTACTCCGTCATAACCTGCATCAATTAATCGATTTCTAAAGTCATCAGCAGCGAACGGGTCTTCCATGAGGGCGTTCTTTATGGCCGTCTTGTGCTCCGGTGTTGCATAAAACGGGTTCTTCAACGCCAAATGAACCGGCATGACATTCGGGGACTTGCCGGGTTTGATCATTGAATAACTGTTTGCCAGAGACGGGCTATTCGTGAAATAGAAACCGCGACCTAACCAGCCAGCGTCTTTTTTGTTGGCGCTGTGAAGTCGAAACTCAGAAAAGTCGTCTGCGGTGCCGTGGTACAGGCGAAGAGGATCGCCCGCCTCATCAACAGCATGACTGTCTCGTATAAAGGATCTGAGGTTCTCTTCACGCGACATCACCGTTCTCCCGTGAAGAACGGATCACCTGCCTCCGAAGTGACGATGTGAATGCCGGGGACCTTGTGAGCGGGATGCGAGCCGAAGGCTACTTGACCTCGCCGCCCTCCTTCTTGTGCGGCTTTTGAAGATGACGAGGTAAATCCGCCTCGTGCTCGGCGGTCCATTCCTTCGGAGGGTTCCCCATATGGGACAGCTCCAGATAGGTTTCCCGGTTCACCGGAACCTTGAGACGGTGCATCAGGCTGACCAGCGGATCCGTCTCTGTACCATGATGGCGGTCTGAGGCCATTGCTCGCTCCTGCGATTTCGAATGTCTGTTTGACTGCTTGGTCACGATTAATTCTCCCTGCACGATATTGATCCCAAATTTGATCGACCCTATCGACGTTTTTGCCTCTCTTGAACGTATCAGGGAACAGGCTCCTGACAGCTTCCCAAGTTATAGACTGCATTTGCCGGGGCAGCAATCCGCGCTCCTGAGCTGCCCGTCGATAAGCCTCGGCAAAGATCGGATAGGTTCCGCGAATGCCGGTCACATCAGAGCCGCCCGCGCCGGGCGTACCCTTGGGTGGGCTGGTGTCGAGATTGTGCGCAACTTCCAATGATGACCCGGACAACGGGCGCAGCAGCCCTGCCGCCACTGCATGCGTATCCATCGTAACGTCGCCGTGCTTTGAATAGGGCGAGATAATATTGTTATAGAAGTTGCGGACCTTGTGCTTCTCGCCCATGAGTTGTGACAACTCAGATGGATCCTGCGCCTCGACCGAGCGGATAGCCTTGGCAATCTCAACCAAGGAACCCCAGCCAGCGCCTTTATCCGTCCCGCTGTTGGTCTTCACGTTGTCAGCGAAGTCGCCTTCGGGCGTGATTATCTTGTGCGCTGGAGAATTGTGCGCCTCGTCATACAGGCGGATCCACATCGCCTTGGCCACAGCCTTCTCTTTCGGCGGCAGGGGCAGTTTGTCGAGATCGCCAAGAGACTTGCCAGAAAGCATCGCATAGACAGGCTTGTAGACATCTTTGTTCAGCGAATAGGGAACACCCTTATCGTTCACGCTGTTAAAGCGCGCGTCCATCTCCGGGCTGAACTTGAACTGATTGTAGAAGTCCTCATGCCCGTGCGGCTTGATCGCCAACTGGCCATTGCCGCGCAGAGCGTCAAGCACGCGCTCGGCGCGCGAAACGTTCGCGTACCAATCCGTCTGCGGCGACAAAGCGGCAATCGCACCGGCCACCGAGTAATTCGGTACGCCGTACTTCTGCGACCAATCATCGGAAATTCTGCGACCGCCGTCGTACCAGAGCTTGCTGCGATCCCGAATGTGTTCCGGAACTGCGTCGTGCAGTGTCAACAGGTTGTCTTTTACATGATTGATGAAGTGTTCCATTACTTCATCATCACTTGCGCCAACCATGCTTTCTGGCATGTTCTTGTAGGTACGGAGCACGTCGGCCTGCTTCGAATAGAGCTTAGGCGTACTGCGCAGCGTCTCCATGTCGACCTTGGGCCGGTCGTTCGGATCGCGCTTGCGCCCGGCCTTCTCAGCCAGCAGGCGCTGCGGAATCCAAGCCGGATGGTCTTCCAGCTCAAGTCCCATTGATGGCTGCGGGTTATCCTGAGCCGGTTTTGCCCGACCACCCTTGGCCATATGCTGCTGGTGCATCCCGTACACTTGGCCGGCAAGTTTGCGCCATTCATCCATCGCGTCATACAGCGGCGCGGTCTTTCCACCCTCCGCCCTGCGAGGACGCACTGACTGCATGACCTGTTTGGCAAGGCGAACGGTGTAATCCATATCAGCGTCCGTGAACGAGAAGGTGGTGGATGATCTCAAGCGCCTTATGGACGGGGTCCGGCTTCGGCGCACCCTTGGCCTTGATCGTGCCGCCATCAGCCTCTTGCTGACGCTCAGGCATGTTGGCCTGCATCAAGGCACTAGCACGAACAAAATCCGCTGCACTGCCTGTTTCGTTGTAACGGGTCCAAGCGTCCCGCACTGCATTTGTGCGCGCGGCCATTGTTGCTTCTGCAGCTGGCGGCTGCGGTGCAAGGCTATCCGGGCGCTGAGGAGGTAGCGGCACGCCGGCAGCCTGACGCGCAACCTGAACGGCGCGAGCGGCGGGGGAAGGCGCAGGCATGCGATCATACCCGCCCACCGGCTGCCCCACAGGAGGTACTTCCCGCATGCGGTCGTAGCCGCCTACAGGCTCACCAATCGGACCTTCGCCTTGCGCAGATGTTTGAACCGGCGCTGCCGCAGCGGGTGGAACAACCGACGGGGCAGAAGCAGGAGCGGCTTGCGCGGGGGCATTATTGCCCATTATTAACCGGGCAATATCTATTGCCGGCGGCTCTTGTACGTTAGCGGCCCGGCCAATCTGATCTTCAATATAACGCTGATAAAGCGGATGCTCTAAACGTCTTTCCGCCTCTCCCATTGCGGCTTCAGAAGCGCGAGCCCGTGAAATCGGATTAACTTGACGAGCACCATATCCCATCAAAGTCTGAAACCCGGGACGACGCGTCTGGATCTCCTGAAGACGCTGCTGATTGCGCGCTTGCGCAACAAGCCTTTCAATCTCGGCTCGTTGAACTGCTGCCAATTCTTCCGGGTCAAGCGGTCTCTCTACCATCTCCGGGCGAGTTGGCGTCAAGATACGCAACATTTCGCTTGTGACTTCAGGGCGATAAAAATAATAACGTGGATTATCAACCATCACTGACCTCCCGGTCCTGCGGGCGGCATCAGGCCCGGTTGTGCTTCTTGCTCTGACCGCGCGATGTCTTCCATCGTCGGACGAATCAACGGATCAACGATCTCCGCGCTATAGGGATGCACGGCAAGGTTCTGCGCCAAATCCACAAGCTGAATACGCTCACGAGACGCGCGATCGGCTGCGCGGCTTTCAAGCTCGCGCTGCGCAATCTCCATCTCATTCTGCGCCTTCATCATATCAATCTGCGCCTTCATCATGTCGGTCTCGCCCTTCACCTGCGAGAGATGCTGGCGAGACTGAGCATCCATCATGGATGCGTTGGCCTTCATGCTGTCAGCTTGAGACTTCGCTTGCTTCTCCAAAAGCTCGGGCGGCGGATTACCCATCGTCTGCGGAGGCACCATGAACTGCTGCGGGTTGCTCCAACCCATCGCCTGCAAGGCAGCCGTGTCGATGGCAATCGGGTCGTACATCGAGGGATTGCCCGCCTGCAATTGCTTCAGGCCCATGATCTTCATCATGCGCTGCGTTTGAGACGCCGTATTCGGATCAGCCTGCGGCACTAGGTCGCAGTCATTCAAAGCCTGAAGGAACGTCTGCTGATCCCACTGATACGCAGGGCACCGATTACGTTGCCAGAAGGCTTCCGGGTTCTCCTTAAAACACTCAACCAGAAGCCTGAACTCCTCGGCCTGCGCCGCGTGCATGCGCTTGTGGACGCTGTTCAGGATTTTCGTCGCCTGATCGATCAGCGCCAGCGTCGTGCCCACCGGGGCATCTGACTTGCCCTCACCGACAGCCATCTCAGCCGTGCCGCCCACGCGCTGGCCGGTCTCGGCCATGTTCTGCACAAGGTTCATCAGCGCGCCGCCCGGCTCCTTGTACGGCAGGGGCATGATGGCCTGATTGATCGGCAGGCCGCCCGTCTTCACAGGCGCACCGCCGCCCGGAGGCACGCGGAAGATGTTGGTATTCTGGCGCAGCCCGCTGTCGGCGATCAAGAAGCCGGGGAAGTTGGCAAACATGCCGGCGTCAAGCATCTCGCGCCATGCCGCCGTGATGGCATTCGTCGTGTTGCCCAGAATGTGCAGCAAGCCAATGTCGTAGAACCCAAGGCCCGGCACGAACGTGTATTTCACGAAGGTCTTGCGCGCTTCAGGCAGGGGGCTGGCGCACTCCTCGGTCGGTTCCTCGTAATTGCGCACGATGCTCAGAATCTCGCGCGAAGACACGTCGATCGTCACGCGGTACGGGATCTCAAGCCCCGTCTCCTTGCCCTTGAACTTGTGCTCGAAGCCCCGAATATCCAGCTCGCAATAGCACTCGTAAATCTCGCGGTCGCGGTCCTCTGGCCGGAAACTACCCTGCGAAATGCCCTGCTGGTCCTTCTTGGCGCGCTGCGCGGCGTCTTCCTTGGCCTCCATCGGCGTCGTCAGGTCGATGTCGCGATAAACCCCAAGAATCTGAAGCCTCTTCACCGTCGAGGGCTTCATGAACACTCGATGCGTCACGCGCTTGGCGTTATCGAGGTCCGTGGCCGAATTGTTTACAATCAAGTCATCGGCGTCGACCGTCTCGCTCACCGGCCTGTTGCGCAGCGGGCAGAAGTAAACCTTCTTGAACGCTGTCCCGCCGAACCCAAGCATAAACAGCATGCGGTCGGTATCAGGATAATACTCGCTCGCTGTCGTCGTGAGATAGTGATTCAGGTCGCGCTGCAGGGCATTGGCAAGCTGATCTTCCTGCAAATTCGCATTGTTATTGTCGTTGCGGATCTTTACCGGCCCATCTGTCGGCAGCAGCTCAGACCGGGCATTGGCTTGGAAACGGAGGACCGCCTCGAGAAGCAGCGGGTGGCGTACGCGAGACATTCCCTCCACCGGAGCCCCGTCAGGCGTTCCCCCGAGCCCCGGAATCTCAATTTTGAGACCCAAAAGCTTGATCCCTTGCGCGCGATCATCAACCCACTCGGTACGCGACTGCACGTCGTCGTCGATGCCGTTCAGCAGCTCCTCGGCGATCCGGCTCAACTCGCCGCTGTCGATGTCCTCGACAAGATTATCGTACCAGCCCTCCGGCCCGCGCTCGTCCCCGTCCCGCAGAGGCTTACCGTCAATCGAGATCGTGATCGACCCGTCGTCATGCTCGATGCGCATGATTTCGCCGTTGTCGTTGGCCCTCTCCTTGTCCTCGCCGGGGATCAGTTGCACGACCGGCATAACGTCCAGTTCCTCTTGCGGGATCTGGCGAATGTTCGGCACGAGGCCCGGCGTCATGGGCATGGTCAGCCTTTCTCAGCAATCAAAGCTTCGATCTCTTCGACAAAGCGCCGAAGGCCCTCCTGAGCGGCCATTGTATCAGATGCCGCCTGAATAGTGTAGATGCGGACGAAGTCGTGGGGCTCCTTGCCCCAAACCTCAACCCGAAAACGCCCGAGGCGCACCGGCGTGGCGGCCAGTTCAACGTCGACAGTGGCGTTGGCGAGTATGCGAGACATGATTTCCTCAGACTGAATACAGCGGCTCCAAAGGCTTGCCGCGATGCTGCCGCCCGGTGTCGATCTCCGCGATCCGCTCCGGCTGGCGCACCAGTATACCTGTTTCTCGCAGATATTTCAGCGCCATGCTGGTCGTATCGACCAAGTCGTCGTGCTTCCCCTTCGGGAAAACCTCGCACTGGTGAATGACCTGATCCGCCCACCGAAGGTCCGGCGCATAAATCATCCCCTCGCTGAACAGATGCTGGACGCTGTACAGCCGCGCCAGCTTGTCGATCGCCCCCGGATTGACGAGCTGTACGCCCCAGTCCTCATGCCCGTACAGCCGCCGGATTTCCTGCCCGACGCTGATGCCCGACGCCTTGTTCTCAATCAGCAGATGATCGACCTTCATCCGCCGGCAGGACTTGGCAACCTTCTCAATCAGCTCAGGCAATTCCAGACGTTCCGCCCACGCATACATCAGCATGATCCGGGGCGTGCTCTCGGGGTTGTCGGGCAGCATATTGCCGATGCGCGTCATTTCGTCAAAACGCGCGGCCTCTTTCTCTGCATTCTTGAGTTTGCTTGATCGGGCGACGAAGTTGTTCGCCATCATTGGCGTGACGTCGCCGGAGAAGACGCCCCAGACCGTCAGGGCGCTGGGGTCGTTCTCTTGCTTCGTCGTGTAGGCGGTGTCGAGACTTGCCACCACGAAGTCAAACGGCGGGAAGCTCTCGCCCTCCCAAAGCTGCCACCAATCGCGCTTGATGACGCCGCCGCCTCTCGGGCTCGGCTCCTGTTGGTGCTGCCCGGCGGTCGCGTACGGCCCCATCGCGTTCTCGTCGCGATCTACGACATGCTCGGGGAAACGCTGCGGGAACAACAGCTCGCCCTCTTCGCTGCGCGGATCTTCCAGACCCAGCTTCGTCGGCGCTGCCCGCAACGGGTCGTATCGCATCGGCAGCATGATGTGGTCGTAGCCCAGCTCCTTCTCGATGATGACGCCGGAGACGTCCTCCTGATGCAGGCGCTGCATGATGACGACGATCGATGACTTAATAGGGTCATTGAGGCGGGTCGGGATGGCCTCAAGGAAGGTCGTCACTTCGCTCTCGCGCATGGCCTCAGACGCCGCGCTATCGACGCTGTGCGGGTCGTCGATGATCACCCGGTCGCCACGGATACCCGTCAGGCTGCTGATCGCCGTCGCCATGCGGAATCCGCCGGCGGTGTTCTGAAAGTTCAACTTTTCATTCTGGTCGGCTGTCAGGTTGACCTTGTCGCCCCAGCGCTCCTGATACCATTCGCTCGTGATGAGCTGACGCATGCGACGGCTGTCGCGAGCAGACAGGTTCTCAACCTTGTGCGCCGCGCAGACGTAGCGCAGGTGCGGCTTGCCCTTCGGCCCCCACTCCCACGCCGGCCAGAAGACGTTCGTCAGCAGCGACTTCATCGTGCCGGGCGGAATGTTGATCAGCAGGCGATTGTAGATGCCGCCGCCCTCAAGCCGGATCTCGTTTGTGATGGCCTCAAGATGCGCGCAGATGAAATCGATATGCCAGCCGTGGACATAGGGTTGACCGGGCTCAACGACGCTCCACGCCTGCTTCACGAAGGTCGCGAGGCTCTTTCCGCAAAGTATCTTGTCAACCTCGATCTTGGCCTGCTCGAGGCTGCCAAACTCGGCAGCGAACTTGTCGTAGAGGCCAAGGACTGCTTCGCGTTTTGTCATCGCACAAATCTAGGGTTCGGCATCGGAGCCTTCGAGACGGACATATAAAACTCGCCTTCAGGCGTCAGCCAGACACACAGGCGCAGGTTCTTCTTGTGCCTAGGGTTGTCTGTGTAAACCAGATCTCCGTCCGGCTCTTCGTAGCAGTAGCCGTGCTCGCAATCCATTTCGGGACGACGCAGCCAGCCTGCCTGCCAATGCCAGATGGTGTTGATGATCTTGTCCGTCATTTGCGCCTCACCTGATAGCCGAAAAGCGCGTCAGCCGCGACGGCAGCATACCATATGTTTGGGCGCGAGGCATGATCGTGAATGAACTCAAGAGCGTGCTCAAGCTCCTCATCATTGCTCAGTCTTATGCTCGAGCGCCAGTCGCAGCGCCTGCTCGATCTGCTCGAGCGTCTCATCGTCCATATCATCGAGTTTAATCGTCCGCTTGGCCTCCAGTTGAATCGGCGCGCCATTTGCGCCGGTTATTTCTGTCGTAGTGCGATCACCGTAAATGCGCGGAGCCATCTTCATCGCGCGCCACTGCTTCGTCGAAATCTTCACCTTCATGCTGTTGACGTTGTCTTCGTTTGTCTCTCGCGCAAGCTCCTCGATTTCATCAACCAAAAAGTCAGCAAGACCTTCTCTCGCGCGCGCGCACCTTGTACGAAATTCTGGGTGCGCTTCCATCCAATCATAAACAGTCACGCGCGACGGCATGTGATCATCCTTGCAGATTTTCACGAGGCTTTCCCCGTTGATCATCCGATGACAGATTTCTGTTGCTGTTTGCTCATTGTATCCAGACGGTCGCCCGACCTTTCGCGGCGGGATAATTTCCGTAGGCTCGATTGGCTCTGCGTCGGGCTCTGCCTTTTTACCGCGCGACATGTGTGTCCTCGTAGTTTTGGACGATTTGCAAAACGCGCTGGCGCGTGAGCCCGGAGGCTTTGCTGATCGTACCGAGGGACGCGCCGGCGCGCCGCAGACCGAGGATATGGGCTGCGCGTTCGGCCTTGAGGGTCTTGAGCTGGCGATCAAGCGCGGTGATCTGCGACGATAGCTGCGCGACGAGGGTTTCGGGCGATGTCATCAATCATCCTTATCCATCGCGTGCCAATACGCTTCGGCAGTTTCTCCGTCCATGTCGTCTTCAAGCTCTGAATCTCCGTTTGGAAATTCCTCTTCAAAATCAAGCTGTTGAAGAAATTCTCGCATTTCTTCGGCTTCGATTTCGGCGATAAAATCGTCATTTTCCATTATTCGAACTCCCTTTCGATGGCTGCGCGACCCAGCGGCAGGTCGGCGAGCATGCCGAGCGCGCTCATGTAAGTGGCGAGGACGGCCTGCTCTTCGGCGCGTTTGGCGGCGTCCTTTTTGCGCAGGCTGATGACCTGCTTGAGGACTTTGGCGTCGAACCCATTGCCCTTGGCTTCAGTGTAGACTTCTTTGATATCGTTGGCGATTGCAGCCTTTTCCTCTTCGAGCTTTTCGATGCGCTCGACGATGGATTGCAGTTGATTATTGGTCATTTGCCCTTCCTGTGAACTTTTTTAGAATAATTGGCGTCAACCCTGTTGACAAGAGGGCGCTGTGAAAAACGCTTATTACGCATATTCTCAGCGTGAGAGACACATCTTAAATTACTGATTTTATTATTGGACCGGGCACCGTCAATATGGTCGACTATGTCGACCGGGTCTTGGCCTGTATGCAACTTCCAAACAATTCGATGGGCCCCGTAATAGACGCCATCTATGCACACGCTAATGTAGCCTTCGCGGTTAACATAACCAGCTTCGTCACCGACTTTGATCCGTTTTACAGGCGGGATTCGCCAAAGAAGACGCCCGTCGTCGTAACAGAAGAGATCGGCTAGACGCTCAACCGGCGGCAATTGCCGCCACCGAAATTTAATCTTATTTTGTGCGTCAGTCATCGTCGAAGCTCCTTTCGACCGATTGATGAGAGGGGTCGGATCGCGCCAACGATCTGGCCCCTTGTTTTCCAAACTTAACTGATTATAGCATCGAAATCAAAATTTTTCTGTCAAAGCTCTTTACACCGGAATTTTTTTCCGATATAACTGATTCACGGTCGCAGCGACCGGCTACTTGGAGACCATGACCATGAAATTCGCCAACCACTTTGGATACTCTGACGTGAACCCCTTCGAAGTCGTGCGCGAGGTCAGCGGCAAGACCTTGGAGATCCGTGCGATGGATGCAGTGCGCTCCAATCCCGAGAACAGCCTCGGCTTCGCACCGGGCGGCTTCTTCGGCCACTGCTCGCGTCAGGACGAGCAGGAATGGATCATTACCTCGAACCCCGCAAATCGCACAATCCGCATTCGCCTCAACAAGCGTGGCCAATGGAAAGACAAGTGGGGCAACCCCTACGGCCTCGCCGACAAGCCCCGCAAGTTTCACGATTACAACTTTTGACCCAACCGGGGGCTTCGGCCCCCACTATCTCACAGGAGACCATGACCATGATCGATTATCGTTTTGAAGACATCGAAATCACTGTTGGCGACGCCGACTATTGGGCGAGCGGCAGCGTCCATGTAGACACTGTGGACGTCGCGCGCTCCGCCTCTGTCGGCGAGCCCGGCGGCGTCGAGGTGACCGGCTATGGCCGCATGGACGTCGTCCTGATCTCGGTCGAGGACGGCTCCGCATCAGCAGACCTGATCCTGCGCGCCGGCAATCCGATCTTCGACGCGATCATCGCGCAGGTCGCAAACCACATCGACGAAACCGTAAACTGAGAGAAACGACCATGACCTATCTCGTAAAAACTTTTTTCACCTTCACGCCCACCGAATGGGAGATTTTTGTGGATCGGTTGGAGGGAGCGCCGGACGCGATCATGGAGGTGCTGGATTGCGAATCAGACCTGATCGGTAGCATCGAGATCCACGACGTCACATCGAACCGGGTGACGATTTTCTGTCCCATCGATGCCCGCCCCGTCCTCGTGGACGCGCTTGAGGGGTCCACCTATCTGGCGCGCTGCGCCGACGCCGCCGAGTACGGAGAAATAACACCGGGCAAACTGAAGCGACTCCGGGCGGCAGCCCGGAGCGCCGTCGACAAGCTGCGCGACGCGGGCATCCCCTGCGACGACGTCCCATTTTCCTGAAAATTCGCCGGATTATTCGCCGCGATTTTATTCGCGGCGTTTTTTGGCGATTTATTTGACAAGAGTGTTGACACCGGAAATCTTTTCCGGTTATAAATATTCACGGTCGCTGGTGACCGTTACTTTTGGAGATGATCATGACCGCGACTTACGACAACGCCGGCTACCGCATCGACCCCACCTTCCGCGAGAACTGCGTGAAGTGCGGCGGGCGCGGCCACTTCATCGCGTGGTCTGGCCGCAACCTCGGCAAGTGCTTCGCCTGCGACGGCGCGGGTTTCAAGACCTACAAGACCGACGCCGCCACCCGCGCGGGCAACCGCGCCAAGGCCGCCCAGAAGAAGATCGACGCCGCCACCAAGAACGAGGCGTGGGTGGCCGAGGCGCACCCGGCGCAGTATGCGTGGCTGCTGGCCAAGGCCCCGACCTTCGCTTTCGCCCAATCCCTCCTCGACGCCGCGCGCAAGTACGGTGAACTGACCGATGGGCAGGTGGCGGCGATCGACAAGTGCCTCGCCCGTGACGCGGAGCGTGCGGCTGCTGCTCAGGCTCGCGCGGAGGCCGCCCCCGTGGTGGCCACCGACAAGCTCTTTGCCGCCTTCGACAAGGCCAAGGGCGCGGGCCTGAAGTACCCCAAGCTGCACCTGCAGGATCTAACGATCTCGCCCGCCGGCGCGAACAGCAAGAACGCTGGGGCGCTCTACGTCAAGAGCGGAGAGACCTACCTCGGCAAGATCACCAGCGACCGTTTTTTCGCCTCGCGTGACTGCAACGACGCTGCCGCGCAAACGGTCGCCAGTGTCATCGCCGACCCTCTGGCCGCCGCCGTGGCTACTGGTAAGCTCACGGGGCGCTGCTGCTGCTGTGGTCGGGAATTGACGGACCCCACGTCCGTCGAGCGCGGCATCGGCCCCATCTGCGAGGCCAACTGGTTCTGAGGGGCTTCGGCCCCTTCTTAAATCGCCGCGATTTAATTCGCGGCAATTTTTTTGCGATTTATTTGACAAGAGTGTTGACACCGGAAATCTTTTCCGCTTATAACTATCTCACGGTCGCTGGTGACCGTTACTTCTGGAGATGATCATGACCAACAATTTCGCAGCTCTTTCCCTCGCCGACCGCTACGCCATCCTCAAGGCCGACATCGACACGCTCACCAAGCAGCTTGACGCCGTCAAGGCCGAGATCATCGCCTCCGGCGTCGAGACCATCACTGGCGATCAGGCCGTTGTGACCGTCGCCCTCTCCGAACGTACCACGCTCGACAGCGCGGCTGCCAAGGCGCTCCTGACCGCCGAGCAGGTCGCAGCGTGCTCCAAGACCTCTCTGGTCCCCACGCTCCGCGTCAAGCCCCGCACCGCAACGGTCCTCGCGTAAGCGAGGGCCATCCCCTCTCATCCCCTCTCAGGAGATCTACCATGTCCATCGTAGTCCACACCGTCACCGTCACCCACACTGGGGGCACCGACCACACCTACGCCTTCACCGGCATCCCTGCCGCTCGCGACTTCGCCCAGATCGTTCGCGAACGCGGCCTGCCGGCCAAGCCCGGCTCCGTCACCGTCTACTCATACGATGACAACCTCGTCGCGTTCGAAGCCATTGAGCGCGCTCTCAACCCAAAAAACACTTTGGGAGATGTAGCATGAGCGACTGGGACAAGTGGTTTGAAGAGATTGCCGCTGAGACCCGGCGGAAATCCATAGCCTCAGAACCCGGCGCGAAGGCCAAATCTGAAGCCGAACGCCGCCGCGACATTGAACTGGGGTGGATCACTGAAGACGGCGAGCCCGGCCCCAACGCCCCGCAAGACGACGAAAACGAAGACGAGGACGAGGAGGACAACGACCAATGACCCAGAGCCCCATCCAATTCGAGAAGTCGCCCGACGGCACATACGAGCTGACCTACTTCGGCAAGGTCTGCGGCTGGGCTCGCAAGGCCGTGTACCCCACGCGCCCCGGCGAGGTGCTGTACCGGGTCGTCTCCGTGCATGGCGACGTCCGCCATGTCCGTTCCCTCAACGCCGCCTGATGAGTCCATGGGAGAATAGGATGGAGATCAACGGCTATAAAATTGGACCGGGAGCGGACCTCTATAGGGCGAACCTCGAAGGGGCGGACCTCTATAGGGCGGACCTCGAAGGGGCGAACCTCTATAGGGCGGACCTCGAAGGGGCGAACCTCGAAGGGGCGGACCTCGAAGGGGCGAACCTCGCCTGTACCTGCCTTGTCGATGGCGGGCAGCGCAGCGACGGTTACCGCTTCGTGGGCTGGGTCAGGAATGGCGTGCTGCAAATCCGTGCCGGGTGCCGCGACTTCTCGATTACCGAAGCGCGCAAGCATTGGCAGGAGACCAGGGGCGGCACGCCGCTCGGCAGCGAAACCATGGCCATCCTCGACCATATCGAGGCCGTCGCCCGCACCCGCGAGCTTATCAAGGGAGAATGAGAGATGAAATTCAGACGCACGACGCAAGAGCGCTACTGGGACATGCTGGGCTGTGTCCCGCCAGCGGCGCAAACCGGAGCCGGCTTCCTTGTCGGGGAGGCCATGGACCATGGTGGGCCGGACGGCCACGCCCGTTATTCCGCCTTCTTCGAGAAGCGCGGCGATGACTTTGACCGCTTCATGGGGCGGGAGACCGGCTTCTATGAAGCCTGTGAACCAATGACCGTGGCCGAGTTCAAGGCAACACGGATCCCCGACGTTCTGGCAAACCTTGTGGAGGGTTGAGCGATCCCTTTTTGTGGCTGTTGTACTGCGTCGCAGCCGACAGGGAATTGTCTTTCCCCCCCCCAAGGACCAATCGCCAAGCGAGTATGACTGTTTGATGTATTTCTTGCAGGGGTTCGCGCTTGGCCGGCTGATAAAAATCATGACAGAAAAGGAAGGCTGCAGTGTCCAATAACCAAAACACATCCCACGCCGTCATGGCGCAGCGGCACGAGCCCGCAGATTCGCTCGATGACTTCCCGACACCGCCGTGGGCTACGCGAGCCTTGTCACATTTTTTGTTAACCAACGGTCTGATCGAGATTGGTGATCTTGTGAAAGAGCCTGCATGCAATCGTGGCCACATGGTACGGCCCTTAAAAGAATTTTTCGTGGTGGCGGGATCTGACATCCACGACTATGGATGCGGGTTTCAAGTTCAGGATTATCTTACCTCGATCAAAATTCTGGTGCCGTGGACCATAACTAATCCGCCTTTTCGATTGGCAGAGGCGTTTTATAAAACAGCACGAGAGCGGTCGATGAAAGGTGTCGCGTTTTTTGTGCGGACTGCATTCTTGGAATCGGTAGGCCGGTATAACGGGATCTTTGCCAATGATCGGCCATCCCACATCCTGCAATTTTCAGAGCGGGTGGTAATTCACAAAGGCAAACTGGCCCCCAAGGGCAGTACCGCGACGGCATATTGCTGGGTAATCTGGACGGGGAAACCAAGATATACACTATTCCACTGGATACCCCCCTGCCGCAAAGATTTGGAGTACCCCCATGACTACATCTGATGACCTCCGCTCGTGGCTGAAGCGCCACGGCCTCGTGCAGTCCGACCTCGCCCTGATCTGCGGCGTGACGGAGCGTTGCGTGCGCATGTGGGTATCCGGCTGCACCGCCATCCCCAAGACCCTCCTGCTGCTCATGCAGGCCGTGGATGACGGCAAGATCGACATCGCGTGGCTGGCGCAGGTTGTCAGCCAGCAAACAGAAAGGACGGCGGCCTAGAGCCGCCGTTTTCTTTTTGGGGCTCAAAAGGGGCGTTGGGGCGCAGGGGCGCAAAGAATTTACCTCGGCTACCATATATATTAAATTTTTTTTTATTTGTAAATTTGCTTTACATTACCGCCTGTTTACATAAAATTTTTCTCATACGGAGTTCTTATATATTTTTAAGCACCATAAGCCCCAAAATAAAATAAAATATTGTTTTATAAAGAAAAAACCTTGGGGCGTAAAAAAGGGGCGCAAAGTTTTTCCCGCGCCCCTTTACCATGTTTTAAGCCCCTAAATCAAAATGGAGTATCAGAAAAATCCCTGTCACCATCGTGGTGCTCGCGAATCAGCTTTTTTGCCTCGCTGTCGGTCAACTTGTTGCGATTGTACCAAACGTAATGGTTGACCCTGCTTTTAAGCTTCATGCGCCGCCCTTCGATCGGTGTAAGGCCCATGTCCGACAAGAGATGCGCAAGCTGCTTGCGGGTCGGAAGGCTCTTGCCGTCGAACAAGGCCGCCTTGCCCAGCTCTGTGACATCGAGAAGGTCGCGAGAGATGATCGGCGAGCTGTAATCCTCGATCGCGGCCTCAAGGTCGTCGCGCTCCTCGGAGACATTCAAGCTGCGCATCGACGACAGGCCATCGGTTTCAGGTGCCCGCCCCTCCGGGTCGAAACCAGCATCAACTTTCCAGTCCAACAGAAACCGGCCAATGGCGTCTGCGCGCCGCGCGGTCTCGGCGAACAGCTTCCTGAAATACTCCGCCGTCGCCTCCGGGCCACCAAGATGCGCCAGAAGCTCCTCCTTGCGCGTGTAGCGGGTCGTGATCACGCAGTAGCGCCGGTCGTTGTCCGAAACTGGAATGGCGTCGGCGTGATTTGTGGACATCATGTAGGAGGCAAAGTTGGGAACGGACCGCTCGTCCTTGCCCTTGAAGATGACCGAGATCGTGTCGTCCGAGATCATGGGCTTCATCTTGTCGAGGATCGCATACTTGTTCGTCCCTGCGATGCGGATCTCGTCGATGTTGATCAGCAGCGCGTTGGCCGCCCAGCCGGTAAACTCGGAATTGATAGCCGTCGTGCCGACCGTCTTGGCGTTGTGGCCGTACAGGCGCTGCATGACCGTAAAGCAGTAGGTCTTGCCCGCCCCCTCGATGCCGTGCATTAGCAGCGCCCAGCGCACTCTCTTGCCGGGGTTCTGGTACACATAGGCCATGAAGTTAAGGACGATGCGGCGCTCCCGCTCTGAGGGGATCAGGTTGTTCAGGTGGCCCAAGAACAGGTCCACCACCGCCTGCCCGTCAGCATCGCCCTCGAGCGTCGCGCAGGGCTCGACGCCGCTCTCCTCGTAGGTGTTCAGATAGCGCAGGCCCCGGTGCTCGAAGAACGTCCCCGCGCCCGGCCAGAACATCAAGTCGGCGACCTTGGGGATATGACAGACGTTAAGGGCGAAGCTGGCCGCGTCCGTCTCCGCCATTTGCACTTCGCCTTTCCCGCCGTAGCTGGCCTTGAAGGCGGCGGGAATGATCGAATGCCGTACCGAGATGCGCTCGAACGTGTTATCGGCCTCACAGAAGGCCCAGTCCGATAGCCAGTCGGGTCCAGAGAACGGCCCTTCCACCATCCCCGCCTCTGAACCCGACTGCTCCCCCACTGCGCCCGGCCCCCTCCGCCGGGCGGGTCGAAAATCCCGCTTAACTTCCCCCTTCGACATGCCCCCACTCTTGCCGAAGCTCTCGAAGGCCGCCAGCGCCAAGGCCGAGCGCATAGCCACAGGTAGGGCGGTCTCGCTCATCGCGCGAACCCGGTCGCGCAGGGCGATGTAGGAGCCCATGTCGGCCAAACCCCTCGCCTCCGCCTCCAGAGCCACGAACGTGTCGCCGGCAGGCTCCAGCTCCAGAGCCTGCCGCAAGCCACCAACATGCTTGATGATTGAGGCCATCGTCTTCGGTCGAGCCCGGCCACCGAAGGAGCGGTACTTCGTGCGCATCTCGCGCGAGTTGTGCTTGGGCGACTTTTCGGACCACGATACCCAGCGCCTATAACCCTCGTCCGAGCCCTCGAACTGGTGATAGAGCGCCATGCCGACTTCAGCCCAGCCGTCGTAGTCAAGCGGTTCCGCTGGCCAACGCTCGAGAATGTTATCCACAGCCTCCGGCGTCAGGTCGAGCGGGCGTTGGGCAAGGGCAAATTCGAGATCATCCACGCCTCCCGATCCGAAATCGTCATTTGGGATGTTGGACGACTGCTCAGTTGTCCAAGTCTTCGCTGTCACGAAATCCTCAACCGAAAGAGGCTGATTGTCGATCGTCAGGGACCACGGCTCGACGCCCTGCTGATGCGACGGCAGAAACATGAGTTGCGCCCAGACATAAGAACAAGCATCGATCTCGCCGATCGGCTTGAGGATTTCCGCAATTCTCTCCACTATGGCTTTGTGTTCGGCCTGATCGACGGGGCGCGAAAGTAGAATACATATCCTGATGCGCGGCTTGTCAGGCGTGTGCCGAAAGGTTGAGTAAGCAACAAAAGACCACGGCAAATTCATACGCAGAAAAAGTTCAACCTCAACAATATCGACAAAGACTGCATCCATGTCGGCGATGACAGTCGTGCGCGAGGCAATGTTATCATCGGCACGATTACGCTTCGGGTCTTTGAGTGGACCGCCAATAAACGCCCCTCTCGCCTTCGAAGCCTCTTTGTTTGGATACTCGATAGACCGCGTCAATGTGTCGCGGAACTTTTCCCAAGGCAATGAACGCAACTGTGCAGTGGCAAAGTTTGGGCAGTAGGTGAAATCCACCATCATTGCACTCCCCCATCGATTTTCTTTTCGTCTGTCGTCTGGTTTTCTTTTTCGATTTCAGTGAGTTCGCCTGACAGTGCCGATTTGACATCCTCAAGATCAAAACGTCGATGCCCGGACGGGAGCAGCACAAACGGAATATGGCCGCTTTTGGCCAGCCTGTTGACAGTCGTCTTGGTTAACCCAAGCGCCTTGCCGAGTTTTGTGGATGTAAGCATGGTTTTCTCAGGGAGAATTTGACACAAATCGGACAATAACGTATCTAAACGAAGCAGGCAAGCCTGTAGAGCAAGCCTGTAGAGCAAGCCTGTAGAGCAAGTCTGTAGAGCAAGCCTGTAGAGCAAGCCTGTAGAAATGAAACACAAACGGAGACGATAGAAGATGATCGAAGACGCGATTAACCGCCTCGCTGCGGCAATTGAAGCACAAAATCTAATTCAAGCCGAGAATCAGCGCCTCTTTGCGGAATTGGTAGCAGCGGGCCGACCGGTGACACCCGCCGCCGCTGTTGTAATTGAGAACGCACCCAAAGCCGAGCAGAAAGTTGAGCGCAAGTCAAAGAAACCCCCGGAAGTAATTTCCGCTAAGGAACCCGTTGCGGAACCCGTTGCGGAACCTGAAACAAACACGCGCACCATCACCCGCAAAGATTTGACGGACTTTGCTCTCAGTCTTTCGCGTCAGGACAGCACGTTCGGCGCACGGATCAAGGCTGTGCTTGCGATTTACGGGGCGAAGACCATTTCGGTGCTGGACGAGGACAAGATAGGAATTGTTTTTGCCGAGCTGAACAATATGGCGCAGGAATTGGCGCGCGAGCCGGGCGAGGAGGGCGAGGAGGGCTGATGACCCTTCACGCCAAACTTAGCGCCAGCGGCGCGCATCGCTGGATGAACTGTCCGGGTTCGGTTGCCGCAGAAGATGGCATTCCTGATCGCACGTCGTCTTTCGCTGAGGAGGGCACACTGGCGCACGACATTGTCGAACGTGCGCTCAGACTAGGGTTCAATTGCGATACGATTTGCGATCGGCCCGATATGGCCGAGCCGGCGCAAGTCTACGTTGACTATGTTCGCGCCCTGCCCGGCCAACATCGCTTCATCGAAACGCGCGTCAGTTTCGAAGAGTGGGTGCCGGGCGGTTTTGGAACAGCGGACAGTATTGTTATCGACGAAAGCACACGAACTCTTCACATCAGTGACCTGAAGTTTGGCAAAGGGGTTAGGGTCGATGCCGAACACAATCCGCAGGCGCTCCTGTACGCCCTCGGAGCCTATCATGCCTTCGGTTTCATTCACGACATTGAACGTGTCAAGATCGCTATCATTCAGCCGCGTATTGATCACATCAGTGAGTGGGAAATCACCATTACTGATCTGTTAAAGTGGGGCGAGATCGCGCGCACAGCGGCAGAAGAAACAACAAAGGCCAATGCGCCACGAGTACCCGGCGACAAACAGTGTCGCTTCTGCAAAGCCAAGGCAACTTGCCCCGCCCTCTGGGAGAAGACGCAGAAGGCGTTGATGTCCGAGTTTGAAGACTTGGACATCAAGCCTGTTAATAAACTCACCGACAACCAATTGCGCATGGCGCTTGAGGCGAAGCCCCTGATTGAGGCTTGGTTAAGTGCCGTTGAACGCCTTGTTACCGAACGCATAGCCGAGGGTAAAGATTTTCCCGGCTTCAAGATTGTCGAGGGACGCAGCATCAGGCAGTGGAAGGACCAAGACGTTGGGTCGACCCTAGAATTTCTTTTGGGGGATGACGCCTACGTTAGGAAGCTGATTAGTCCATCACAGGCTGAGAAACTATTGGGCAGGGCTCACAAAGACAAGATCGAACCTTATGTGATCAAGCCACGGGGCAAACCAACACTGACAAGCGATAAAGATCCCCGCCCCGCAATCACCATAAGCGCAAGCGATTTTGATGTAAGTGTGGACACAGAAGAATAAAGTTTGCGGAAAGAGTATTTTCGTGCAAACTTTAAGACGCCCAATCACGGGCAATAAACGCAGAGAGTAAAAGGAAACGTAAAATGGCAAAAATCAAACTGAACAACGTGCGCCTCTCGTTCCCGAACCTGTTCAAGAAGGCAGTGTTCTCCGGTGAAGAGACCAAGTACGAAGCCACTTTTCTCCTCGACAAGAAGCAGCACGCTGATCTGATCAAACAGATCGATGGGGAGATCGCTGCGGCTGTTAAGGAGAAGTGGCAGGGTAAAGTCAAAAATGTGCCCGCCGACAAGCTGTTTATGAAGGACGGCGATAACTTTGAATACGCTGGCTACGCTGGCAATATGTCGGTCAAGGCTTCGAGCAAAACGCGCCCGATCTGTGTTGATCGTGATCGTTCGCCGATTACCGAGGACGACAATAAGTTGTACGCCGGCTGCTACGTCAACGGTATCATTGAGATCTGGGTGCAGGACAACAGCTACGGCAAGCGTGTGAACGCGAACCTGCTGGGCGTCCAGTTCTTCAAGGATGGCGAGCCCTTCGCGGATGGTGTTAAGGCCAGTGTAGACGACTTTGACGCCTTCGAAAACGAGGTCGATGACTTCGTGTGATAGTTAGCGGCGTTCGATAGCTCCAACGCCGTAAGAGGAGCCGCCCAAAGTTGTGACATTCTTTGGGCGGCTTTTTACTAAACTTACCCGAGGCTACTCCTCATGCTGATCGTTGACGTTGAAGTCTACCGCAATTACTTTTTGTGCATGTTCAAGGACATCGAGACCGGCAAATCTGCCGCTTTCGAGATGTTCGACGGGCAGCCATTCAACGCAAGTCGCGTGTCAGAGTTGATGCGCGGTCATGTGACGATCGGCTTCAACAGCAACAGCTATGACCTGTTCCTGATTGCCGCCGCCATCAGTGGATGGTCCTGCGCCAAACTGAAGGCGCTCTCCGACGAGATCATCAAGAGCAACTTCCCGACGTGGCGCATTGCGAGAGATCGGCAGGTGCGAATATCCCCGCAATGGGATCACATCGATCTCATTGAAGTTGCACCGGGTCAGGCCAGCCTCAAGATCTACGGCGGTCGCCTGCATTGCCCGACGATGCAGGAGCTGCCCATTGAGCCGGACGCCGACATCAAACCGGCGCAGCGACAGGGGCTGCGCGCCTACTGCAAGAACGATCTTGATACAACAGAGAGCCTTTTTAGAAAGCTGGAGGCAGCCATCAAGCTGCGCGTAGAGATGGGCAAGCAATATGGCGGTATTGATCTGCGCAGCAAGAGTGACGCGCAGATCGCCGAGGCGGTGATCAAGCATGAACTGAGCGAGATGACGGGAAAAGAGTACCGCCCGCCCAAGGCCGACATAGGCGGCGTCGTCAGCTATGTGAACCCGAAGATCGTGGCGTTCGAAGGCGCAGACCTGAACGAGACATTCATGCGCATCCTGAAGACCGGCTTCCCTATCGGGCTGAACGGCTCGGTGAAGATGCCGGACTGGCTGGCCAAGAAGCGCATCCGCATCGGCAAGACGGACTACCAGATGGGCATCGGCGGCCTGCACTCTTGCGAGAAGTGTCAGAGCATCGTGGCCGGCCCTGACGAGATTCTCGCCGATTTTGACGTAGCCAGCTACTACCCGAGCATCATCCTGAAGCTGCGCCTCGCGCCGCCGAAGATGGGCGATGACTTCCTGAAGGTCTATCAGGGCATCGTCACGCGCCGACTAAAAGCAAAACAAGGTGGTGACAAGCTCACCGCTGACACGTTGAAGATCGTCGTGAACGGATCGTTCGGAAAGCTAGGGAGCATGTACAGCGCACTCTACGCGCCGGAGCTGATGATCCAGACCACGATCACCGGGCAGCTCTGCCTGCTGATGCTGATCGAGCGGCTGGAGGTGGCAGGCATCCGCGTCGTGAGCGCGAACACTGACGGCATCGTCGTGCATTGCCACAAGGACATGGCCGTCGATCTGGAGGGCATCACGTTCGACTGGATGCTCGACACCAGCTTCGAGCTGGAGCGCGCCGACTATCGCGCCATCCACAGCCGCGACGTGAACAATTACATCGCCGTCAAGAAGGACGGCTCGACCAAGCGCAAGGGCGTCTACGCCGAGCCGGCCCTGTCGAAGAACCCCGAGTTCACGATCGTGGCCGACGCAATTGCTGAGTTCTTGAGTAAGGGAATGCCGGTCGGGCGCACTATCGAAAACTGTCGAGATTTGACGAAGTTTGTTTCAATTCGTCGCGTTGAAGGTGGTGGCATTTGGCGCGGTGCGTATCTTGGTAAATCAGTGCGTTTCTATTACTCGACTGAGGTCAATCCAGATGAGCAGATTTCTTACGCCAAGAATAAAAACAAAGTGCCTAAGACAGACGGCGCACGTCCAATGATGACGTTGCCGACAGAGTTTCCCGCAGATGTCGACTTTGGCAGATACATCACTCTTGCGCGCGAGGGGTTGAAGGATATGGGGGCCTTGTGATATGAAAACGTATCTCTATAGGCATTTTAATGCGGACAATGAGCTTCTTTATGTTGGCATATCTCTCAGCGCATTAAACCGTCTTGGGCAGCACAGAGACAATTCGCATTGGTTCGACACAATATCCCGTGTCGATATTCAAAAATTTGATACTAAAGAAGAAGCTCTCAGTGCTGAAACATTGGCTATTCGCGAAGAAAAGCCGAGGCACAACATAAAGAAACAGGGGGACATAAAAGAAGAAGAAAAAATGCAAAGAAAAACAATTATAAACGCTGAATTTTCGCGCAAAGATCTTACAAGTAAAATTGTATATTTCAACGTGATCTACACGCATCAAGAGGTTGCGCGCATCCTCAAAATATCGACTTCTGCTGTGAAATTATTGATCCATGAGAAGAAACTTGGATCAATAATCTTGCCCCCAAGAAAAAATGGAATGACTTCTCATGGTACACCACACAAACCAAAAGAAGTTATCAGTGGATGGCAGTTGATAACCTACCTTGAGACATTGCATGAGGGGACGTTTTAATGCGTGAGAAGCAAATAGAACAGGCTTTGGTCTACCGCGTGAAGGAGCTGGGCGGCTTGTGCGAGAAGTTCGTGTCGCCCGGTCGCCGCAGCGTGCCCGACCGGCTGGTGACGCTCCCCGGCGGCAAGATCATCTTCGTCGAGCTGAAAGCTCCCGGCAACAAGCCGACCGAGGCGCAGCGTCGTGACCATGAGCGTCGCCGCGCGCTGGGCTGCGAGGTGCGCGTGATCGATAACATGGACGATGTGCATGCTTTCCCGTACTGACCTGCACGACTATCAGAACCGCTCGGTCGACTTCATCATCAAACGGCAACGCTGCGGCCTGTTCCTAGAGATGGGACTTGGGAAGACCGCCTCGACGCTCACCGCCATCGCCGACCTGACCGGCGGCGCGGTCGTGAACAAGGCGCTCGTCATCGCCCCGCTGCGCGTCGCCAACAGCGTCTGGGCGCAGGAGGCTCTGAAGTGGCGGCACCTGAAGCACTTGCGCGTCAGCGTCTGCACCGGTAGTGAGAAACAACGTCTTGCGGCACTACAGACCGAGGCTGATGTTTACGTCATAAATCGCGAGAACGTGGACTGGCTGGTTGATTTTTACAAGACCAAGTGGCCTTTCGACATGGTCATTATCGATGAAAGCTCGTCCTTCAAAAACCCTTCGTCGAAGCGTTTCCGCGCCATGCGCAAGGTGCTGCCCTACACTAACTACATGGTGCTCCTAACCGGCACGCCGTCACCGAACGGGCTCCTCGACGTGTGGGCGCAGATGTACATGGTGGACTTCGGGCAGGCGCTGGGGCGCACGATGACGGCCTACAAACAGCGGTTTTTCGAAAGCGATTACATGGGCTATAAATGGACGCCGCGCGAAGGTTCCGCGCAGAAGATCCACGACCTTATGACGCCGCATGTGATCCACATGAGCGCAGAAGACTATCTGGAGCTTCCTGACCGGATTGACCTGATTGAGCGCGTCGAGATGCCTGCGACGGCATTGTCGGCTTATAAAATGTTCGAAAGGAGTCTCTTGGCGGAACTGCCGGACGGCGAGGTTGTGGAGGCAATGACGGCGGCGGTACTCGCCAACAAGCTCTTGCAATACGCCAATGGCGGAATGTACACTGACGAGAACCACAACTGGTCAGAAATCCACGCCGAGAAACTTGATCGCCTTGCTGAGATCATTGAAGACAATCCGAACGAAAATTTGCTGATCGCTTATAATTACAAGTTTGATCTGGAGCGACTGTTGAAGCGTTTTCCGCAGGGGCGTGTTCTCGACAAGGAACAACAAACCATTGATGACTGGAATGCCGGCAAGATTAAATTGTTATTTGCGCATCCTGCCTCCGCCGGCCACGGTTTGAATCTTCAGCTTGGAGGCAATGTCATTATCTGGTTCGGATTGACGTGGTCACTGGAGTTGTACCAGCAATTCAATGCACGCCTGCATCGACAGGGACAAATGAATGCCGTTCGGGTTGTCCACATCATCTCACGCGGAACGATTGATGAGCGTGTTTTGGCAGTGCTTAACATGAAAGAGAAGACACAAAACATTCTTCTAAAGGCCCTAAAACCCTAAAAGTAAAGCCACTTGACGTAGGGTCTTTTTTTTGAAATTGTCGGGTGGCTTAGAAATGGAGACACAATGAAGTTTATCATCACAATGAACATGCCTGTCAGGACCAAAGACAAGGCAAATCTGCAACAGCTTGTGCATCAGGTTATCGCAGAGCACCCAGCCAAAAGTCTTGAAGAATTTTTGGAGATCGCTCAAAGCAATGATTTCATCATTGTCGAGGAGCTATACAAAGACGATTCTGGGTACTTCTCGGTCGGGAAGACAATGCTAAACCATGCACACATTGGAAAAGTAAAAGTCGCACAGTAGGAGATGATCATGAGAAAGTCAGTAGATGAGATCTTGAGGCAACGCCAGACGACACACGGGGAGTATTCTGATCAGGCGCTGATCGCGCAGAACCTGAAGGATATTATTCGTTCATCATCCGGCTACCTGAAAATGAACCCAGCAATGCGCGAAGGCGTTGAGATGATCGCGCACAAGATTGCGCGATGCTGTGCCGGCGATCCTTATGAGGCTGACCATTGGCTTGATGTTCAGGGTTACGCTGCTCTTGTCCATGCTCGTGTTGCAAAGCCAGAGAACGCCGTTGAGGATGACGTGAAGTCTATGGTCTCACGTTTGCCTTTAGACATTGTTCCCCGCGAATCGCCTGAAGATGACCCCCGGAACTAACGACACAGGCTGCGCCATCGTCACACTGATCGCACTCATTGCGGCGGTGGCGTTTATTATATCGAGGATGACATGAGCGATATCCGCACCCGCGTCATAACTGCGCTAGAAGGCGCGCGCTTTGAAGATGAAGCGCAGCGCGAGAAGGTATTTGCGCAAGTCGAAGCCGCATTCCGCGCCATCCAATCCGACGCGCGAGAGAGCGCGATACGGGAGGCGGCTGTTGTCGCAAAGGTTGGCTGGCTGCACTGCGAATATGGCGAGCTTGCCGACGCCGACTGCATGTGCGCGCTGTCCGAACACACGGAAGCAGCCATCCTCGCGCTCATTGAGAAGTAATAGATGATGGGCAACATATCTTGTTCAGAATGCGGGATAGTGTTCGGCGTTCCAGATGGCTGGCACGAATCGCGCCGCAATGATGGAAAGTCTTTCTATTGCCCAAATGGGCATGGCCAGCATTACCCGAAAGGCGAAAGCGAAAAAGAAAAGCTGCGACGCGAACGCGACTTGCTTGCACAGCGAGTTGCCCAGCGCGACGACGAAATCAAACGCCAGCGCGAATTGAAGGAAGCCGCCGAGCGCCGCGAAGCCGTACAGAAGGCAAACGTCACCAAGCTGAAAAAACGCGCTGGCGCTGGCATATGCCCATGCTGCAATCGAACGGTTCTCGCCCTTCAACGGCACATGGCGTCCAAGCATCCCGGATTCCAGAAGGAACAGGGGTTGAATATCATACCCATGCGCAAGCCAGCCTGAGCCCTCGCCATGATAACCCCGGAAGCAGCGGCACGGCGACCACTCACTATGGACGAGGCCGCATGAGCACCCGCGCCGCCAAAGTCACTCAAGCCGATGTCGCCCTCGCAATCCGCTAGGGCGGGCTCCTTATTTCCGTTTCCGTGAACGCGCGGCCTTGCTTTCCGCAGCAATAGCCAGAGCCAGCTTCTTCCGCCCGCCTTTGGCAATCGACGCCAGCGCCGTTGACCGAGGCCAGCCGGTACGCGCCACGCATTCATCGTCCGATATGGCGAGGTTGCCCCACACAAGCCGCGCGTCCTCGTCGCTCATGCGTCCCGCCGTGCGCTTGATCTTTGCCGCCCGCGCCATTGCCGCCGCGCGCTTGGCTGTCATGCCGCGCTGCTGCGCGTGGACGATAGACAAAGCCCTGTCGAGCATAGCTGCGCCTGTCCCGGCGATGTTGCCGGTTTCGATTTCCACAACGTCTGCGCCCTGCGCCTGAATGTGTTTGACGAATGCGAGCATTTCGCCGCGCGTCTTCCCGGCCACAGTCAGATCACGCACCGCGACAAACTTTCCCGAACGGGATTTCCATTCGGAATAGTGTTCGCCCTTCGTCGCCGCGCATCGAACGTCCTTCGTGGGGATGCCGCACGCCTTCGCCATATCAGCGCGGTCGGCTTCGGTCGCTACATAGGCGCGGTCTATTTTTGGGATTTCCACTGCGTCACCAATGCGAATGTCAGATTTTGAATCTAACGCATCTGGACAAGTGAAGCAAGAGAGCGTATTTTGTAATTCTGGGCTGGGCGACAAGAGCTGTAGGCTTGCCAGCCGGGAGCATTTAGATGTGCTGGATAGCGCCAGCGCCGCCGCCCGGACGCCCAATTGAGAAAGGCCAGAAAAATGAGGAAATCATTTCGAGACAACATTCGCGTTGAAGTGACACCCGCGTCACCGTTCTTTGGTGAGTTCACCGAAGAAAAACAAATGACAGCTTCCAGAGATATAGAACGGTCGATCAAGCGGCACATTGACGGCATTGGGACCATTGCGGTCGTGTATGACATTGTTGGCGTCTGCTCGCACTGTGGCTCAAAATGGACAGAAGCCAGCGACAGTTACAACGGCGGCTGCTGCGAGGGCGACGAGGCCAATAATCCGCAACCCGCAGCAGCGTAGAAGAAAGGCCAGAAAAATGAGTTTGGATGTTTATCTGAGAGGGGCGCAGCCAATGCCGCGAGGCAGCGGGATATTTGTGCGCCGCGATGGCCGCCGCGAAGAAATTTCCCGCGCTGATTGGGATGCTGCGTTTCCCGGTCGCGAGCCGGTAATTGCTGTGGCAGAGCCGGTAGAATGCTATTCCGCGAACATCACACACAACCTCGGCAGGATGGCTGGTGAAGCCGGTATCTACAAGGCTCTCTGGCGACCGGAGGAAATTGGGATTGATACTGCCAAGCAGCTTATTAATCCACTATCCGCAGGTCTCGTTCTATTGAAGGCGAAGCCAGATCACTTCAAGCAATTCAACCCTGAAAATGGATGGGGTACATACGAAGGGCTTGTCAATTTCGTGTCCGAATATCTTGACGCCTGTAAAGCCTATCCAGAGGCTTCCGTGAGCGTTTCGCGATAACCCGCAAGAAAGGCCAGAAAAATGCTCCGAGTCTACACCGCCAGCAAGTTGAAGCACGCGCCAAAGTGGCGAGACCTATGCGCCTCCACTCCGGGCATTCAGGCTCATGCCCGATGGCTCAAGCACAACGTCATCGGCACGCCAGATAGCCCGGAACACGCGGCGGAGTTTTGGCTGCAAGATGAGCAAGACGTTCGCGATGCGGATGCAGTGCTGGTCTATGGGGAAGGCGACGACAAGATTCGCGGCGCTCTTGTCGAAGCGGGGATGGCCATTGCCTGCGGCATCCCGGTTGTCGTTGTTGGGAGCCACCCAGATTATGGGACGTGGCAGTTTCACCCCGGCGTTACCCAAATGCCTGACATCGAGTCTGCCGTCGCATTTATTCGTTCATTGGAGCCGAGATACCGCCGTATCTCACGCGCAGCATAAAAGGCCGCTTACAAAAATCAAGATAACCATAGGAGCACACCTTGAGGAAAACACTTTTTGTTCTGACTTTCTTGGCCTTCTTGCCGCCGCGACCCGCCGCCGCAGAGATGTCCGCAGCGGAATACTTTGCTAGAGACAGGTCCAGCAATTGGACAGGCCCGCTAGTCAATGATGTCTACACTCCCTACGGGAAATTACCAAAAACCTATGCGCCGGCAGATCGGCAATACGTTGCTCGCATCGTCGAGCGGCATGCGCGGATGCGGCTGGGCGAGCGTTGGGTCAGCACGGCGCTGCGCCTGACCCGGCTGGAGAGCGGATTCCGCTGCGGTGCTCAGGGGCCTCGCGTAAAGTCTCACGGTGGCGCGAGGGCGCAGGGTGCGCTGCAAGTCATGCCGCGCACAGCCATTGCGATGGGTCTGGATTCGCGCAGGCTGACCGAGTGCGAGTACGGCATCGCTGCCGGGATCATGCACATGGAGCGTTGCATCGCCGCCGGAGTCCGCACGCACAATCAGATGGCTGCATGTCATGTTGCAGGCTGGGGCGGCTGGAACAAGCGCCTTGCCACACGCCCTGAGCAGTACAAACAGAAGTACATCCGCATGGCGATGCGGTAAAAGAAAGGCCCTGCAATGGATTACTTAATATTCATGCTGGCGATATCTTTGACACTCGTCAACGTAGGCTTGGCGGCTTTGGTTGTCTGGCTTATCAATGAATTGTTGCCCGACGTTATAAGAAAATGGAGGAAATAAATGCAGACGATAGAAGAGTTACGGGCGCATTATAAAGCAGTCAAAGCGCGCCTGAATGCTGGCCCCAAAAAAGAGTTAGTCGTTACGATTCCAAGGCTGGTTACTAAAGGTGAGCGGATATTGATGGAAGTCGCAGCGAAACATGAGATCAAATTGATTGACTTAAGGTCTCACTCTCGCGGGAGGAGGATATCTGCGGCAAGATGGGAGTGTATGTATAGACTCAGGACAGAATTAAATCTATCGTTATCTTCTATTGGCAAGTTTATGAATAAGGATCACACATCCGTTTTATATGGCATTCGCAAGTATGAAAAAACCCACCTGCAAGAGGTGGGTTAAGTTGGGTTTTGGGACGCCCGATTGAACCAGATTAACAATCAGACGGAGACGACTATGAGCCAGAGTGAAGAATTAAACAATAAGATTATCGTCATGTGGAATGCAAAAATGATATCATCGGAGATTGCAACAGCTCTGCATGTTACGCGAAGCGTTGTCATGGGGCGCATCTTTCGTCTTCGTAAAAAGGGCGTGTATCTGCGCTCTCCTGACAAGAAAAAACTTACGCCGATAATTAAACGTGAAGTCAAAACGCGCAAGGGTTGGGTTCTAAAAAGCACGCCAAAAGTCAAGACCACGCCCAATATATCATTAGAACAACTTTTTCTTAATATACCGGAGCCATCTGCGACCATTAGTATTATGGATCTTACCAATAAATCATGCAGGTATATAATTGATTCAGATCGGCGTCGAGGCGCAATTTATTGCGGCTCTCCAAAGCAATACAAGTCATACTGCAAGGCCCATGCAGACTTGTGCTACGTTCCTCTTAGGTCATCAGTCTAATTTTCAATTCTTGGAATAGTATTCTGTCGAGCAGAAACGAGAGCGGCAATCAAGTTGCTCTCGTTATTCGCCTTAACCATTTCGTTACGAAACGATTCAGTTGCCGCCGCCCCTTGGCGCGTCTCTTTTGCGACTTCGATCTGAAGTAACGGAAGAGCTGCAATGGCGCAGATCCACTCGTCTATTTCTTGCCCCGTGTTCGGATTTGTGCCACGCAAGCAGGTAAACCACGCGCACCTCATTTGCACGCAGTCCTTTTTTATAAGAGGACAGAACTCACCATTTTTAAGCTGCATGGTTAATCCTTAGTCGCTATAATTAGGTCAACATACTGCACCGCAAAGTCCATTGCGGTCCCGCTTCCCGTGTTGCCTATCGTGATTCCAGTAGTTGCAGCAGCAAGCTGTTCTCCTACTGTATTAGATGGTGTAGCACCCGTGAATGTATAATTATTGTTATTCGCATTTGCGAGAGCAAATCCACCAGTACCATTGATAAAATCAGAAGCATTTGACGATATGCGCGTGAGATGTCCATGACCGGGGTCAGTCACACCATGCGTATGTGATGGAAGATTGGCTACATCAATCGTGCGAGACGTAAAAACATCCGTGAACGCCGTCGACCCGCCACTGCCGGCGGCTCCAGAGACAACACGCAGCGCCTTGTTGTTGTGTGTCGTGTCTTTAGTCCAGCCAGTTGGAGCAGCAGTCTGTTGGAATAGCATTTTGGTTCCAGAAGGAACTATTGGGTCCGGTATCGAAACACGATCATCTGCAATTGCTATGTTTGTACCATCACTATAAATAATTGTTCTCTTGCCCTGAGTGCAAGCAACAGACGTCCCGCCACCAGAAATTGGCGAAATCGTAACTGTAAAGCTGCCGCTCGTATTATTGTAAACAATCCACTGGCCGCCCACAATTGCCGTTGCGGAGGTGTTCTGTGGCAGCGTGTAAATGGCGTTCCCCGTCATCACGCCCGTGACCGTGATGATCAGGTTGCGGGTCTGCGTGATGGTCAGATTGACGGTTCCGACAGAGCCTGTGGCATTGAGTGAAAGGCCGCCACCGAACGCCGTGTCGATGGCGTCCCAATCATCGTTGACCGGCCCCGACCAGCCCGTAGGATTGGCAGCGTAGTCGTTGTAGGCAGGCTTCTCCAAAGATTTATTACTCGTGTAAGACGAAGCCATTTTGTAGCCCTCAGATGTGACGGTTTGCGACTTCAAGCGCCTTTACGACATGCTCGTCCGGCGTTTGCAGGAGATCTTCAGTGCTCTTGGTGACAGCCTTGCGCGCGGAATTGGCGAGCGCCCGCAAGTTCACCGCGCCACCCGTGGCGCGTTGGGGGCGTTCTCCGGCAGGTTTCTGCGGCTCAGTTACAGCAACAGGTGCTGCCCTGCGCGATGTTGTAATGAGCTTGTTCATAAAAGAACGAGCTTCTTGATTTTTTGCCATCAACTCGCCAAGTCGCGACCAAGAATTTGGGTCTGCCGCTTGTCGAATAATTTCTTCAGCTATTCGACGCTCTCTCGCCGTGTATATTCCTTTTGCCGTTGACGCCAATAGAGCGCCTGCAATCATTGATGGACTGACGTTGAAGGCCAATGCATTTTGCAATGCAAATTCACCGCCGCGAGCAATTGTTGCGAGAACTTCAGCACCAACGCCACCAGCCGCCGCCGCCCCCCAATATCCGCTGGAAGAAGGAGCGCCGGCGAGTTCTTTGACTTTGCTGTTCAGAAACTGTGCATTCGCTCTGGCAATCATCTGATTTGCCATTTCATTGCCAAGGGCGAATTGCGCCTTGCGTATTTCAAGAGGTGCATTCTTTCCTGTAAAAAGACCAAGCGCCGCAGAAGGATTTTTATCAAGCATATCCCGATATGCTCCAGCATATCCGTATGCAAAATCCGCTCTTTGCTCTGGCGTAAGTTTATTAGAAGCAAAGTTCTGTTTCGAATTTAGGCTCTTTGATGCTTTATCGCCAAAGTATCTATAACCCGCATCCATAGCGTTTCGAGCGCCGTACAATTCAGCGCCTTCAAAACGAATCTTTGGATATTCAGTTACAATTTTATCAAGAGGATCTGTAATTGACTTTTTCAGCGCCTGAAGAGTGCTTATTTCACTACCGGTTCCGGGCTTTGGAGCTTTTGTTACAGGATCGTAAAGCTTATTGATGCTGTCGTCGACATACTGTTTTGCTTCGTCCCAGAATTTCAAATTTGCACCAGTTGGAGCAATTTTAAAATCGCGACCAGTCTGTATAAGGCCAACGGAAGAGGGACTTTCTCCGCGTGCAATCATGCTACGGCCAATGTCATTGACAAACTGATCGCCAAACATAGTGCGAAGTCTTGTCTCAGCAGAAGCTATAGCGGCTGGGGCTATAACCTGCGCCTCTGGGAGAGCCATTACTCTGGCATAATTTCTGTTGTTGACGTCTCTCACGCGACTGGCAAGAGAATCCATTTCAGCCAATGCGTTTACCGGAGTTCCACGGCCAACAATCTCATCAATATGAGACTGCAACTTAGGAACAGCTTGAGATCGGAAATCCTGTATTGCTTGATTAAAAGCGCCTTGAGTTGCCTCGCTTGCGCGGCCAGACGCTTCTCTTATCAATTTCTGCGTCTGTGTTCCGGCAAGAGCAGCGGGCGGCAAACCTTCTTCGATTGCAGCCGGAATTTGACCTCGTGCAGTTGCTGCAGTCACATCACGAGACATTGTTTGGCCAAGCCGCTCAGATGCAGCGGTAGATGGAGACAATAAAGACTTTCCGGCACCAGCAACTTTTCCATAAAGACCAGAGCCAGCCATGCCTCCCGCGAGGGCGGCACCAAGCTGCCCTGCGGTTTGATAACCTGTTCCTTCAAGGGGCGTCTTTTCTAGAAATTGTTCTACGCCTCGTGAAGCCAACCCCGCGCCCACAGCTCCAGCGGCGCGCGCGCCAAGACCAAGTGCGCCTCCGGGTATGACAGCCGCTGGCAAAAATTCTGCTCCACTTTTTATATATTTTGCCAGTTCACCTTGAGGTTTATATTGAGTTGTTTCTTGAATTGATGGAAAAGCCTTTTCAGCACCAGAAATAACCTGCGCCCCTGTTGGAAGAGCGGACTCGGCACCAACATTATAGCCAAGTTTTCTGAGACCAAGCCTGCCAAGAGTTTCTATGTCGCCCGGAAGCCCAGCAAGGCTTAATGCGCCGCGAGCCGCGCCTGCTTGGGCAGCACGCTTGATATCTTCGCCAAATGGGACTTGCGGAGCGGCAGTTTGGGAAGGTGCAGCAACTGATTCAAGACTAGGAAGATTTTTGAAATAATCTTCTTCAGCCTGATGAGTAGTTTGCGTACTAGGATTAGGCGAAGCAAGATTAAGAGAAGGAAGAGACTTGAAGTACTCTTCTTCTTTGTCAATCAAGCCGGGAGAAGTTTGTGGATTTGCCATTAACTTCTCCTATTGATTTTCGACATACCGACGGAAGCCAACTCGACCGACAGCCCTGTCGCTATAATAGGATGGAACCTTATTAGGTCCGTAATAATCCAACCATATTGGCTTTCCAGTGCGAGGGTTGATGGTGCGCATCAAGGCTTCCATCTTTTTCTGGTCAATAGAGTATTGGCTGCTCGGATTATCATCAACAAAAGCCCGTTCAGCGTTCTGAGCCAAATAGTAATCTGGATTTGTCGGCATCCTATTTCTTGCTGCTTGTATGTAGTCCCTTAAATATTTAGCGCGATCAATATCGCGCTGCACATCAGCCTTTGAACTGGCAAGCACTTGGACAATGCCTTCCTTTGTCATGCTTGTATTTGGCACAACAGAAAGGGCAGTTTTAAGAGCTTCTACAGATTGAGATCCGCGAGCCATTTGCAGAGCACCAGATACCTTTCTTGCAGCCTCATTTGTACCTATATCTTGAGGATTTAGCCAAAAATCTTTTGGAATATTAAATATTTTCATAACTTCATTGGCGTATGTTTGTATTGCAACCCCAGCAGGATTTGACGGACCGGGAGCAGACAAGCCCGTCTCAGGAAGAGACAAAATCTTAGTAGCAAGCTGGTTAAGCTGCGCATTAACGTCCGTAGAAGAAGCTCCCGTAGAAATAATTTTCCTCTCCACGTCATTGGAAATTGTTTTTTGAGACCCCATTGCACTTGGATTTAAGACAAATGCATTTATGTCATTTGTCAGATAATTTTTAGAACTATCTCCGAGAAGTGTATATGGATTTGGTCTGCCCGGCACAATCTTGGGATTTTCTGTAAACACATGGACAGGAGCAATAGGCTGACCGGGAGCCGGTACGCCAGCGGGAGGTGTTCCGGTAGAAGGTTCGCCGGTTTGAGGTGTTTGAGCTGTCTCCCCGCCCGGAGGCTGAATCTTTGGTTTATACGGGCCGAAGACATCCGGGGTGATTGGAGTCGCGCCCGGAATTTGCTCAATAGCGCGTCGAGCCTGAGCGCCAGCCAGAGGCTCGCCATACTTTGAAGGATCAAGATTATAAATACTGAGCCTGACAGGGCCTTTAGCCGTGAGTACATAATCTTGACCATCAGGCCCTTTGAACATTGCGTCTCGAGCCGCAAGCAGCCACCTACGAGCTGTTTCACCCTGCTGCGTTCTAGTCAGTTCTTGAGTCTGGGCGACCTCAGCTTGCTGCTTCTCAAGGTTCGCGTAGGACTGAGCGCCCGCGCCAAGACCCTGAAGTATAGCAGATCCAAGATAGCGGCTGGGCGACGAAGCCATCGCACCCAATCCGCTCAAAATTGGGATCAAAGTCTGCTTCCAATTGATGCTTTCTTCGCCGGTCGCACTCTTCGTAGTTGGCAAAATTGCTCGGGCAACAGCTCCAAGACCGCCTTCTTCAGGCTGACCCTTCTGCGCCGCCGGATTTACAAATTGACCAGCGCCGGGGCGCTGAAGCTGCGCCTCTTGCGCGCCTTCGGCGGGATAATCGCCGGGATTTAATCCAAGGAACTGCGCGCCAATTTGACGATGCCGCGCCATTTGCGGGCTCGCAAGCTTCTGAGCAACAGTGGTACCCATATCAAGTGCGCCAAGTCGGCCAACAGTACCTGCGTTTATTGCGGAATAAATTTCCGGTAGACCCATACCGGGTCTTACACCTCGGTCTCGTAGATATTGACCGACAGCCTGCATCTGTTGACCCACAGGCATGTCTTCGGTGATACCGTATTGTTGCCGTTGGGGCTCTCCCCATTGGATCAGACCTCGATGCTGCCCGTGGCGCGTCGTCAGCCCCCGCTGCCAAGGGTCAAACGTCCCGCCCGTTTCATAAGAAATGGCTGTCGCAAGATCGAGGGGATTGAGACCATATTCACTGGCAGTCCTCCTGATCGCAGCGGGGAGCAAGTCAGTACTGTAACCAGTACCCTCTCCACCATCTTCTGGATTACCACCCCCCTGATACCCAGAACGAGGCACCAGCCCGCCGTAG